GGGCTGGTAACGGTAGCTATGCAAGTTTTGGTGGTGCAGGTTCATTAAATTACAGTGCAAATAGTGGTCCTCATGTATGGTATAACAACTATTCAGAATATATGCGTCTTGATTCATCAGGAAGATTAGGTATTGGGACAACAAGTCCTAGCACATTATTACATTTATATAACACTACTAACGCTGACCAATATTGGCAAACAAATGCAATTAGTTTGTATGCACAAGTAAATAACACAAATGGTACTGCTTTATTTGGAACATTAACAAATCATCCTTTAGTGTTTTGGACAAATAATGCTGAAAGAATGCGTCTTGATTCATCAGGCAATCTAGGAGTTGGAGTTAGTCCAACTTATAAAATAGATGCGGTTTTAGACCAAAATGCAGGCTCATATACTAGAATTAGAAATAGTAATTCAGGAGCAAGTGCATACGCTGGGGTTATTGTAAATGCCTACGGAAATACTTGGGCAATGCGAATGGGTTCATCAGCCGCTAATTCTAACGCACTAGAATTTGTTAAAGATATTTCTGGCACTCCTACTGTTTATGCCACGCTTGACACATCAGGCAATCTAGGACTTGGTGTTACTCCTAGTGCTTGGTATACATCTTCTTCAACCCATGCTATTGAATTACCCGCTGGCTCTTTATTTAACTTTGGTACAGGTCAATTAAATTTAGCACAAAATTGGTATTATAATTCAAGCCTTTCACCAACATATAAAACATCTTCACAAGCATCTACATATACTCAAACAGGTGGTCAGCATCAATGGTACACAGCACCATCAGGCACAGCAGGAAACGCAATAACATTTACACAGGCACTTACTTTAGATAATAGTGGTAATTTGTTAATAGGAGCAACATCAACACCATTTCCTAAACTATATGTATCAGATGGAACAGTAGGAATTGGAGTTACACCATATTCAGTTGGTTCTATAGGATATGTTGGAACTTGGACAAATTATGCTTTAGGATTTGTAGTAAATGGTTCAGAAAAAGGTAGATTTGATTCTAGTGGTAATTTGTTGGTGGGTACTACAAGCACATCTTTTACAAATTCAAACTCAATAGCAATTGCTGCAAGTATTGGTGCTCAAAACATTCAACACGTAAATGGAACAGCATCGGGAAATAACTATTTAGCATTTGTTTATAATGCAACAGGCATAGGTTCGGTTACACAATCAGGCACAACGGCAGTTCTTTATAATACAACTTCTGACCAACGATTAAAGACTAATATTGTAGATGCACCACAAGGTAACATAGACCAAATTAAGGTTCGTAGTTTTGATTGGATAGCAGATGGAAGCCATCAAACTTATGGTATGGTCGCACAAGAGTTATTAGAAGTAGCACCATACGCAGTACATCAACCTGAAAATCCTGACGAAATGATGGGTGTTGATTACAGTAAATTAGTGCCAATGATGATAAAAGAAATTCAGGACTTGAAGAAAGAAATCGCACTTCTAAAGGCTAAACAATGAACCTAATCCTATTCGCTATCTTTGTCATACTTCAGTTCTTAGACTTTTGGACAACTTACAATGTTATTCAATCAGGCAAAGGACACGAAGGCAACGCTGTGATGGAGTGGTTATTCTCCAAAATTGGAGTGGTTGGTGGCTTTGCTGTGGCTAAGTCTATACTCATTGCCATCTTCGCTTACCTAGCAACAAAACACTTTTATACTTTTTTTATTGTTGAAATAGACTTGGTTGCAATGGTGTTTATTTTCTTCAATTTAGTTTATAGTTTTGTTGTGGTTTCTAATTATCAAATTTTAAGGAAATAATATGAATTCATACACATGGACTGTTACCAATATGTCTACGCTTCCTAATGTACCTAATTTACCTGAGTACGTTACGCTAGTAAACGGAGTTGTAACAGGTTCAAACGGAGCAACTCCTCCAATAACAGCTACACAATATTTTAATGTTCAATTGGTTGTAGAAGAAGACCAAGACGATTATATTCCGTATGCAGATTTAACAGAAGCAGTAGTAATCGGTTGGGTGCAAGAAGTATTAACACCTGAAGGGGTAAGTAACTTAGAGATTAACATTGATAATCAAATCTCGGCAATAGAAAACCCACCTGTAGTACCTAGTTCACAGCCACTACCATGGCAAGGGTAAGTCATCAGCCCATTTTGATGACATATTTTTTAGGATATAAAAAATGACTGAAGTAACTATTAAATTGTTTGATGCAGAAGTACAAGATATTATTAACGTATTAGGCGAATTGCCAACCAAATCAGGTGCATTTATGCTCATGCAAAAGATTGGCTCACAATTACAACAGGCTAGGGAAGCCACAGAACCACCAAAAGAGGAATAGTATGGATATGGAAACGATTATTGCAGAAACAGATAAACGACTATCAGTACATGAAGCCGTATGTGCAGAACGATACGAAGGAATTTTAGATTCATTTGTTAAAGGTTCTAAACGTATGGAACGTATCGAATATTTATTGTATGCAGTAATTGTTTCAATTTTCTTTGGTAGGGATTTTTTGATTGATTTTATTAAAGGATTGATTAAATAATGGAATGGTTAGCACAAATCGCACCTAGTATTGCTACAGCTCTCGGTGGTCCATTAGCAGGTCTTGCTGTTACTGCAATCTCTAAGGCTCTTGGCATAGATGAAAAAGATGTGCAATCTACGATAGAATCAGGAAAACTATCAGCCGAGCAATTATCTAGTCTTAAACAAGCTGAATTTGATTTACAAGCCAAGGCACAAGAACTTGGTTTAGATTTTGAAAAACTAGCTGTTGATGACCGTAAATCAGCTAGAGATTTACAAGCATCTACAAAATCTATTGTTCCACCACTTTTAGCAATGGGGGTTACAGTTGGGTTTTTTGGTATTTTATTTGCTCTGATGATGGGGTATGCTCAAAAATCAGACGAATTAATGATTATGCTAGGTTCTTTAGGGACAGCATGGACAGGCATTATAGGGTTTTATTTTGGCTCAAGTGCAGGTAGCCAACGTAAAGATGAATTATTACATCAGAGTACACCCGTATGAAAGAAAACTTTAATAAATCCTTAGCCTACCTCTTAGAAAGCGAAGGTTTGTGGTCAGATAGACCAACCGACCCAGGAGGTGCTACGATGAAAGGGATTACTCTTGAAGTGTTTAGGCGATTTAAAAGAAACTCATATTTAACAAAACAAGATTTACTACATATAAGCGACCAAGATGTTCACGATATTTACAAACAACTCTATTGGGATAAAGTCCATGGTGACGAGCTTCCTATTGGTGTCGACTATGCCATTTTTGATTGTGCTGTCAATAGTGGTCCTGCAACGGCTGCTAAATTATTACAAGAAGCCGTTGGAGTTACTGCTGATGGAATTATTGGGAATCAAACGCTACAAGCGGTTCAAAAGGCGAATATCCGTTCTCTTTTAGAGAATTATTATGCCGAGAGAACTGCCTATTATCAAAGTTTGCCTACTTTTACTGAATATGGTGACGGTTGGATAAACAGAGTAAAAGATGTTAAGAAAAGAATTAATTTGATGTTAGGTTAAAATACATTAAAATCAATAAAACTGTTTGGGATAAACGGTTGGCATGATTAAAGGATAAATTATGGCAGCTCAAACAACTCCGACAAACACTTCAGCGTCAGTCATGACGTACAATTCACTCATTTTAGACGTTCAACAATATCTTGAACGTGATGATAGTGCCGTCACGAACCAAATTCCTGAGTTCATTATGTTGGCTGAGTTTGAACTTGCCCAACAGATTAAGACATTAGGTCAATTACAAGTAGCTGAATCTACTATGACAGCAACGAACCCTGTAATACCTAAGCCTGCACGTTGGAGAAAGTCTGTATCCATGAATTTGACCACAAGTTCAGGAGCAATACAACCGATATTTCTTAGAAAGTATGAGTATCTAAGAACATATGCCCCAAGTAGTACAACTACAGGTACACCTTTATATTATGCTGATTATAACTATGATAATTGGATAGTAGCACCAACACCTGACCAAAATTATGCATTTGAAGTTTTGTATTATGAGCGTATTGCTCCCTTGTCGGCTGATAATCAAACGAACTATTGGACACAATATGCACCGAATGCGTTGTTATTTGGCACGTTATTGCAGGCTATTATGTTTGTGAAGAACGATACTAGACAAATCTTTCAACAAAAATACGACCAAGCCGTACAGATTCTGAAACAAGAAGACCAATTACGACTTGCCGATAGAAGTGCTATCGCTATTGAGGGCTAATTATGACTATATCCAATCCTACCTATACAAACCCTTTCACAGGACAGGCGGTTTCACCTAGTGCCGTATCGTATGAATCTTTATCGATTAGTACGAACACAACGCTTCAATGGTCAATCACAGGTAATAATCAGAACCAAGTCACAGCGAATATTATTGAGGTCACAGCCACAACAACAGGGTTAAGCCTTGCAATGCCACCCGCTACTCAGGTGTCTGTTGGTCAAGCGATGATTATCCGTAATATTGGCTCTAATACGTTTACGGTAACAGATAATAGTGGTAACTCAATTGTATCCATTGCTTCAGGAATTGCTCAGTATATTTATGTAACAACGAATACAACCACAGCAGGAACTTGGGCAACAGTAACATTCGGTGCGGGTACATCTTCAGCAAATGCTTCAAGTCTAGCAGGTTATGGTTTAACGGCTATTGGAACGACTTTAAATCAATCCTATGGGGTTACGGCTTATTATTCAAGTGCAACGATTCCTACGACTTCAAGAGCACAGTTAATTACATGGGCAGGTGGTGCAGGGACATTAACTTTACCTGCATCAGGAACGGCAGGTGCTAATTGGTTCTTCATGGTGAAGAACATCGGAACAGGTATTGTTACTTTACAACCATCAGGAACTGACACCATTGATGGTAATTCTTATCAGCAACTTCAATTAACTGAGTCTATCGTACTTGTATGTAATGGTTCAGGTTGGAATTCGTTTGGTTATGGTCGTTCTAACTCTTTTGCATATACTGAGTTAGCTTTATCTGTAACAGGTGGAACAACTACTTTAACCTCAGCACAAGCTGCGAATACGATTCAGATTTATACAGGAACATTAACTAGTAACCAAATCTTAATTGTTCCACAAACAGTTCAGCTTTATACGATTACAAACAACACAACAGGTTCATATACCTTTACGGTAAAGACGAGTGCATCAGGTGGTGCTACGGTAACTGTTAACCAATCAACATCTTTAGTTCTTATTTGTGATGGAACAAACGTATACAACGCTGCTTCAGGTTCAGCATCGACAATTACATCTTTAACACTAGG